GAAACAGTACCTTGCATAAAGTTAGATCATTTATCAGAAGCAGAAAAAAAAGCATATATTATTGCTGACAATAAAATAGCAACTAATTCAACATATAACAATACGATACTTGGATTAGAAATAGAATCATTACAAGATTCTGGAATTGATTTAAACATATTAGGTTTTAATGATAAAGAACTTAATATGTTGTCAAACCCAATAAAAGGTTTAACAGATGATGATGCAGTTCCAGAAATACCTGAAGAACCAGTAACAAAAGATGGCGATATATATGAATTAGGTCAGCATATTTTATTATGTGGAGATAGCGTAAAAGAAGATGATGTAAAAAAACTAATGAAAAATGATAAAGCAAAATTAGTTTTTACTGATCCTCCCTATGGCTTAGAGTATCAATCCAACAGCAGAACAAAAACAAAACAATTTGAAAAAATAAAGAATGATAATCAAATCTTAAATTTTATACCCAATTTAGAAAAATTTTCTACAGGGTGGATTTTCATTTGGACAACTTGGAAAGTGTTTAAAGTTTGGTCTGAAAAATGTAGTGTTTTAGGAGCCTTAACCAATGTCATTATATGGTTTAAACAAGGTGGAGGAATTGGAGACTTAAAAAAAACATTTTCAACTGACTATGAAATGGCATTAGTTTTTAATAGAGGAGCAAAACTTGTTGGAAAAAGAATTGGGAGTGTTTGGACAATAAAAAAAGATTTTGCTGCAAATTATCAACACCCAACGCAAAAACCAGTTGAATTAGCAATTGAAGCATTAGAAAAAACAACAACCACAGATGATGTAGTTTTAGATTTGTTTGGAGGTTCTGGATCAACATTAATAGCTTGTGAAAAATTAAATAGAAAGGCTAGGTTGATGGAACTAGACACAAAATATTGTGATGTAATTATTAAAAGATGGGAAGATTACACAGGAAAAAAAGCAAAGTTAATTGATTAAATCGGAGTTATAAAAGATGACAAGTGCAAGCGTAGGCAGACCACCTCATCAAACATCAACTGAAAAACAAACAATGGTAAGAACATTGGCGGCAGTTGGTATCACGCATGAGGACATAGCAGGTAAACTAGAAATATCAGCAGATACTTTAACAAAGTATTATTCCAAAGAATTAGCTGATGGCAGAATAGATGCTAATGCACAAGTGGCTAAAGGTTTATTCGATCAAGCTAAGAATGGCAATACAGCGGCGGCTATATTCTGGTTAAAAACTAGAGCCAAGTGGAAAGAAACCAACGTAAACGAGATAACAGGAACAGATGGCGAACCTGTTAGTATAAAAATTGTCGGAATTTAAACTAGAGATACCAAAGAAATTATTACCTTTATTTAAGCCAAAAAGATTAAAGGTTTTGTATGGTGGTAGAGGATCGGCTAAAAGTTGGTCAGTAGCTAGGGCAATAGTTATAAGGTGTTTACAAAAACAGACCAGAGTGCTTTGTGCTAGAGAAACACAGAAATCTATACAAGAATCTGTACACAGGCTTCTCAAAGATCAGATAACAATTATGGGTGTACATAATTTGTTTGATGTTCAAGAACAAAAAATTGTAGGTAAAAACGGATCAGAGATAACTTTTATTGGCATACGACAGCAGGGTGTGGCTAATTTAAAGAGTTATGAGGGAACAGATATTTGTTGGGTAGAAGAGGCACAAGTAGTTACAAAAAAATCATGGGATATTTTAATACCTACAATAAGAAAAGAAGAATCAGAAATATGGATAACTTTTAACCCAGAACTTGATACAGACGAAACTTATAGTAGATTTGTGCTTAACCCACCAAAAGATTGTTGGACTTGTGAAGTAAATTATAACGATAATCCATTTTTCCCAAAAGAGTTAGAAAAAGAAAGAATACAATGGAAAGATCGTGACCCAGTTGGCTACAAAACTGTTTGGGAGGGAAAGTGTAGACCAACAATAGAGGGTGCTATATATACTCAAGAAATTCAGGATATTTACAGCGAAAGCAGAGTTAGAAACATACCTTATGATCCTGCATTATTAGTCCACACAATATGGGATTTAGGGTGGAATGACAGCATGGTGGTTATATTTGCACAAACAGCCGCTTCAGAAATAAGAATAATTGATTACATAGAAGATTCGCATAGAACTTTAGAAAGCTATGTTAAAGAAATAGAAACAAGGGATTTTCATTGGGGTACAGACTATTTACCGCATGATGCCGCACACAAAGATTTTAAATACGGCAAAAGCACAGAAGAAATGCTAACGAGTATGGGCAGAACACCTTATATTCTTGGCAGAGGGGATATAGAACAAGGTATAATTAAAACTAGAATGACTTTTCCTAAGATTTGGTTTGATAAAGAAAAGACAAAAGAGTTAATTAATCATTTAAAGCGTTATAGAAGAAACATTAATTCTTCCGGAGAACCTACCTCACCTTTACATGATGAACACTCGCACGCTAGTGACTGTATGAGATACCTTGCCATGTCGAGCGATTTAATGTCTAATGAGAAGTGGTCAGTTATGCCAGAACAGAATACGAGGTGGGTGGTATGATATTAGTTAAGCAAGGACTCGACACAAATGTCAAAATCCAAGAACTAGAAGCCAGAATACAGGTTTTGGAGAAAAAACTCAATGGAAGAAAATCGACTCAGAACAATCGTAGAAGCAGAGATACACTCAGCGATAGGATACATAGAGAGCGAAACGACGGACGCTCGGAGAAAATCGCTTAATGCTTATCTAAGAAAACCTTATGGTACAGAGATTGAGGGCAGAAGTTCTATTGTTACCGGTGAAGTGGCAGAGGTTATTGACGGAGCATTACCAAACCTCATGCGAATATTTACAGCTACGGATAGCGTAGTTAAATTTGAGGCAAAAAATGCAAAAGGTGAGGAATCTGCTAAACAGGCAACGCAATATTGTAACTGGGTATTTACAACACAAAATCAGGGCTTTAATGTTTTACATGAAACATTTAAAACTGCCTTGCTCCAAAAAGTCGGAATCTTCAAAGTCTATTACGAAGAAAAAACCAACTCGATTAAAGAAGAGTACAAAGGACTTACAGAACAAGAACTAGTATTGTTATTGCAAGATGATACAAGAGAAATACTTGAACAAAATACAGAAGAAACCTTTGTAGAAGAAGTAGGACCAGATGGTCAACCTTTACCGCCTTTGGTTAGGCATGATGTAATAGTTAGAAAAAAAACCAATATTGGCGAAATAAAAATAGAAGCGTTACCCCCAGAAGAGTTTTTAATTAGCAAATCAGCTAAAACCATTGAAGATAGTAATTTTGTTGCACATAGAAAATTAGTTACAAGATCAGACTTAGTAAGCATGGGTTACGATCCAGATTTAGTTGCAAGTTTACCTGCAAATAATGAATTAAGTTATACCCCAGAAAGAATAGGAAGATTCTCAGAGGGAGAAAGACCAGACGAAATTGAGTCATTAGATAAAGCCATGCAAGAAGTTGAAATATATGAATGTTATATATACACAGACTTTGATGATGACCAAGAAGCAGAATTACGTTTAGTTGTATATGCGGCAAACAAGATTCTTTACAATGAAGAAACAGACTATGTGCCTTTTCATTCAATATGCCCTTATCCATTACCACACAAGTTCTTTGGTCAATCATTAGCCGATAGGGTTATAGATATACAGGAACAAAAAACAGCGATAACTCGTAGTGTTTTAGATTCTTTATATCTATCATTAGCACCAAGAATCGGAGCAGTAGAGGGGCAAGTCAACTTAGATGATCTATTAAATCTAAGTGCAGGTGGTGTAGTAAGAATGAAGAATCCAAATGCAGTTGTACCTATGACTGTACCTTTGGTTGCACAACAAGCCTTCCCAATACTAGAGTATTTAGATCAAGTACAGGGCAAAAGATCAGGTGTATCTGAAGCCATGCAAGGGTTAAACCCAGATGTTTTACAGAACGTAACAGCGGCGGCTATTGCCGCATCAACCAGTGCGGCTACTGGAAAGATTGAGTTGATAGCAAGAATATTTGCTGAAACTGGCATCAAAAGTATGTTTAAAGGCATTTTACAATTAGCGGCAAAATATCAAGACAAAGCAAGAACAATACAGTTAAATGGCAAATATATAGAGGTAGACCCTCGACAATGGGATAACCAGTATGATATAACCATAAATGTAGGGTTAGGAACTGGTGATACTCGCCAACAAATGTCTTTACTACAAATGGTCATGGCTAAACAAGAAGAAATTATCAAGGGATATGGACCAAGCAATCCATTAGTTTCTATTGGACAATATAGAAATACACTTGAGAAATTTATTGAGTTAGCAGGTTATAAAGACGTAAAACAATTCTTTAGAGATATACCTCCAGAAATGGATCAGGCATTATCTCAACCACAGCAAAAACAACCTGACCCATTAATCTCTGCCGCTATGCAACAAGCTCAAGCACAGTTACAGTTAGATAGACAAAAAGCAGAGGCGGATATTGCGTTAAAAAGAGAAAAAATGATGGCTGACTTACAGTTAAAACGTGATGAAATGATGGCAGAACTAGAATTAAAGAAACAAGAACTATTAGCCGAAACACAACTTGATCAACAAAAAGCTATGATGGGGCAATAAATGGCAACAGAATTTGAAGTAGATCAAATATACCGAAATGTTTTAAACAGACCATTTAATGATGGTGCTGAAGTATTACAAACTTACTCAAATATGACTCCAGAAGAAATTACAGAGTTTGTTACAACTTCACCAGAGGGTCAGTTTGCCGCACAATTTAATACAGAATTAGGCAGACCGATTAGGTCAGAGGGTAGATCATATTACATGGATCAACTTGTAAATGAAAATGTACCAATTGGTGATTTACTAGCTTACATTGCTAATTCTCCAGAGGCATTGGCTTATGATAATTTAATGGCTCAAGAACAAATGGCAACTGACACCCTAGAACAACAAGCAGATCAACAAGCACAGATAGATGCAGGATTTAGTCCATTTCAATTTTCTGCTCCTGATGTAACTGAAATTCTTAATCCAAATACACCTACAGTCAACATGCAAATTACAGGCGGTAGTCAACTATTACCTACACCAACTAATTTAGGGTTTTATGGAGTAAATCCTACAACTGGGTTGTCAGAATTACTGCCGCAAATGGTTAAAAGTAGTGAGATGTATAACCCAATGTTTAAATCAGGAGTAGGCGGTTTTACTGATGTTTTACCATATCAGTTTGATTTTGGAATACCTGCTATGAGTGCAGAAGTACCTTTTTTTGGTCAAGGTGGTGCAGATTCCTATATAGATGTAGGAGAGGCTTTAGATATTGCTCAAAAAGAAGCTGAAGCCAATAAACCTGTTGGAGCAAACGCCTATTTAACTAACTTAGGTATAGGTTAATGACGCCAACTCAAGCAAACGAATTGTTAAATAAAACAGAGTTTTTAAAAGAGATAGAAAAATTAATAGCGGATAAATTATTAGCATTTGTAAATACAAAAGAATACGAGTACGAAGAAAGAGAAAGTATTTATAAGTCAGTTAAAGCTATGGAACAGTTACGAGATCATTTCGAGTCTTTAGCATTGACTGATAAAATTAAAAAATCTAAGTTTTTTATAGCATAGGAAATATTTATGGAAAACCAAAACGAAACTGTTACCCAAGAAAAAGGCATAGAATCGTTAACAGTAGATCAAGCGGCAAGCAAAATGTTGGGTTTAATGGAACAACCGCCAGAGGCTTCAGAAGAACAACCTCAAACGCAAGAACCACAAACTCAAGTAGAAGCACAAGCCGAAGAACAAGAAACTCAAACAGAAGTTCAAGAAGAGTTAGAAGAAGCACCTCAAGAAGAAGAACCCAAGTATATTGTAAAAGCCGAGGGGGAAGAACATGAGGTTACTTTAGATGATTTGAAAAAGAACTACCAACTAGAGGCAAATGTTCGTAAAAAGATGGAAACCCTAGCCCATGAGAAAAAAGAAATTGAGGGTATAAAAACAGATTTACAGACAAAACAGCAAGAGTTTGATCAAATCACTAAAACTAGGATTGATTATGATAATCGCTTAAACATGTTAAATCAGTTTTTAGATGGGCAAAAAGAAGATTTATCAGCATTAAAAGATTCCGACCCAGTTGCATATGCAACAAAGATGGTTGAGCAACAAGAACGTGAAAAACAACAAACGCAGATTCACAACGAGAGAATGAGGCTTGCTCAAGAGCAACAACTTCAAAATCAAAAGTTACGAGATGAGCGATTAGTTATTGAACGTAAAGAAATGCTAAGAAGAATACCAGATTTAGCAGATCAAGAGAAAGCACTGAAAATTACCAAAGATATGCGAGATGTAGGATTAGCGGTGGGATATTCAGAGCAAGAACTTGGATCACTTGCAGACAGTAGAGCGGCAGAACTTCTTTATATGGCGGCAGATACTTGGAAAGCTAAGAAATCTAAACCAGAAATATTAAAGAAAGTAAAAAATGCTCCTAAGATGCTAAAAGCAGGGGTTGCTAAACCAAATACAAGTCAGTCGGAAAAAACCAGACAACTAAGACAGCGAGTTAAGAAAACAGGCAAGTTGCGTGATGCGGCGGCTTTTTTCGAGACTCTTAATTAAAGGAGTATTATCATGGCAGTATTTAAAACATATGCCGCAGTGGGTGAAAGGGAGGATTTACAAGATGTAATTTATTCTATATCTCCAACCGATACACCCTTCTTAAATTCTATCGGTCAGGGGAAAGCCACTTCGGTGCTCCATGAATGGCAAACTGATAGCCTTGCCGCAGTTAACATGGCTAATGCCGCAGTTGAGGGTGCAGATGCATCAACAGCTACGTTAAGTGCTACAAGTAGAGTAAATAATCATTGTCAGATTTTAGAGAAAACTATCCAAATCTCAAGAACTTTGGAAACTGCTGACAAGGCAGGTAGAGGTTCAGAGTTGGCTTACCAACAAGCCAAGGCTTCTAAAGAAGTTAAAAGAGATATGGAAGCAATCCTATTATCTAATCAAATAGCTAGTGCAGGTGCTACTGCTCAAGCTAGACATTTAGGTGGAATCCAAACATGGATTGATACTAATGGTTCTTTTGCTAGTGCAGGAAGCACATCTGGTGCGGATGGTACAACAGCAAGACCAAGTGGAACTGCTAGAACATTTACTGAAACTTTGTTGAAAGACGTAGTTCAGCAAGTGTACACCGCAGGTGGTGATCCAAATATATTAATGGTTACACCATCACATAAACAGACAGTGAGTGCGTTTTCTGGAATAGCGGCACAAAGGTACATGGCTCCAAGTGATCAACCGACAACGATAATTGGTGCGGCTGACATTTATATGTCAGACTTTGGGCAAATCTCTGTTGTTCCGAATAGATTCATGCTCCAAGCCAACTCTGCTGATGAAGTAGCACTTGTACTTGATCCAGAGTATTTAGAGGTTGCGTATTTCCGTGAGTTTGGAATCAATGACCTCGCAGTGGCAGGAGATCAATCTGCGAAGCAACAATTGGTTTGTGAAGCCACTCTGGCAGTATTAAATGAGGGTGCTCAAGGTATTGTTTCAGACTTGACTCCTTAATATTTGTTTAGGTTAAAGGGTATTCATATAACCATAGCGATAAACCTCCGTCTCCATCTCGCTTGAATACCCTTTTTAACCGCCTTATTGGAATTATTATGAGAGAAACTATTTACCATAAAGTTGAAGATCAATGTATAGTTGAAACCCAACAGGATTGTTCAGCAATTATTGAAGAAAACAAAAAACAATTTAACGAAACAAAAGCAAGTGATAAATGGTCAGAGCATCCATTTGGTAACAAAATTGCTTCAATACCTTTAACAGTCATAGATCATCTAAACTCTTTAAAAATATTGAGAGGTTTCCATGTTATAGATGAAAAAAAATTTAAGGCATGGTTAAATGATTCGGAAAATATGTACTTTAGAACCAGAACTGGAAAAGTATAATGGCTTTAACAACTTACGCAGAACTGCAATCATCGGTAGCAGATTATTTAGCTAGGAGTGATTTAACAACTCAAATTGTAGATTTTATTCAATTAGGAGAAATTAGATTACGCAGAGATTTACGTTTGCGTGAAATGTTAACCACAACTGATTTAACAGTTAATGCTCAAGAGATAACCATACCTACGGATTTTTTACAGTTACGAGAAATACACCTAGATACAAACCCTATAACGCAGTTAGATTTTTTAGCACCTACATCATTTTTTAGAAATGGCAGAGTAGGTCAAACCGGTAAGCCAGTATTCTATACTGCAACCGGTTCCAAGTTTGTATTTGGTCCTAACCCTGATGATACTTATACTGCTAAGTTATTGTATTATCAAAAACCTGATTTTCTGTCAGATTCTAATACAAGTAATGTTTTTTTATCTACTTGTCCTGATGCACTTCTATATGCAACATTAGCTGAGTCAGAACCCTTTTTAATGAATGATGAAAGAATATCAGTTTGGGCAAGTTTGTACGACAGGGCAAGAATACAATTAACTTCTTCTGATGATAGTGCTGAGTTTAGTGGTAACCCAATGGTTATGAGTATAAGCTAATGCAATCGATAACATTTGGTGAATGGTTACCAGACCAACCTCCGATAGCAGGAGCGTTAGTTGATGCTTTTAATGTTATACCTAACCAAATAGGTTATGCACCTTTACCGACTGTATCAGCAATCAGTAATGATGCTAGTGATAATTTAAATGGAGTTTTTTCTGGCAGGTTTGGAAGTGTTACTAAAGTTTTTGCTACTTCAGAAACTAAAATATTTGAATACAGCAGTAGCAATTTGAATTTAACAAATGTAAGTAGATCAGGAAATTACTCAGCCGGAGCAACAGGTAACTGGAGTACTACTCAGTTTGGCAAAGTAGTTTTAGCGGCTAATGGTGCAGAGAGATTACAAGCCTATACTTTAGGCTCATCTAGTTTGTTTGCGGATGTAGCAAGTGCCGCACCCACGGCAAATTTTGTAAGCGTAGTTCGTGACTTTGTTGTTTGTGCTAATACAACTCCAGAACCAAACAAAATATTTTGGTCAGATATTAATGACGAAACAGACTGGGTGAGCGGTGTAACATCTCAGTCAGATTCACAAGTGATCCCAGATGGAGGCAATATCCAAGGAGTAAGCGGAGGTGAATTCGGACTTGTTATGTTGCAAAGAAGTATATCGAGAATGACTTATGCAGGAGCACCTCTGTTCTTTCAGTTTGACACTATTAGTAGAGGGCTTGGGTGTTTGGAACCGCAATCAATAGCACAATATGGTCAACTTACTTTCTTTTTAAGTGATGATGGATTCTACTATTGTGATGGTCAAAACGTGGTTCCAATAGGTGCAGAGAAAGTGGATCGTTTCTTTTTTAATGATGCTGAGTTATCTCAATTAAATACTATGAGTACCGCAGTTGATCCTGTTAGACGTTGTATTTTTTGGAAATACACCAATAATAGTTCTGCTCAGTCAATTATTATTTACAACTGGCAGGTGAAAAGATGGAGCAGAGGGGAAACCACCGCAGATTTTATAGCAGGAGTAGAAACTGAGGGTATAACGTTAGAATCATTAAATAACTACTCTAGTAGTTTAGATGCTTTAGGAATATCACTAGATGATAGGTTCTGGGTTTCAAACAATTCATTATTAGCAGGTGGACAAGATAGAAAAATCGTTTCTTTTTCTGGTGCTAGCTCCGGATCGCAAATAATTACTGGGGATTTAACAAAACAAAACAGTCTGATTACTTTAGCAAAACCTCAAGTTGATAAAGGCACCGCAAGTGTGGCTGTTTCCAGTCGTGATCGGTTAGATTCAGAAGTGGTATTTGGTTCAGCATCAGATGCAGATAGTGAAAACAGATGTGCGTTACGCAGTCATGGAAGATACCAAAGAATAAAAGTTTTGCCAAGTGGAAACTATACTGCGGCTGTAGGCGTTGATTTAGAAATAAAAACAAGAGGTAAAAGGTGACTCAATACAGGATTTTACCTTACTCTGGGGCAAACTCAAGGCAAATTAGTGAAGTTGTAAATACGGCTATGTCAGGAAAACTCAACAATGTTTCCTCAATAACTTTAACAGCTTCAAGTGCAACACAAACAAATATAGATGATAGTCGTATAGGTGCAGAAAGCGTTTTAATGTTTACTCCAACATCGACAGCGGCATCATCATTTAATTTACACGTTAGTTCAAAAGCAGTAGGAAGTGCAATTGTTACGCATAACGTCAACATAGACAGCGGTAGAACATATGATGTTTTAATCTTTGGATAAAATCAGAATAGAACCCCAGACTATTAAATCTGTATGGGGGTTTGTCAGACCAAAACTAATGGTCATTTTGAAAAAAAGTCCAGAAGATTGGATACCAGAAGATGTTTACACCGCCTGTGTTACTGGTCAAGCAACCATGTGGATTGCCACCAATAAAGTAGAGCCAAAAGGGTTTATTGTTGGTAGAATATTAAATGTAAATACATTGCATATTTGGGTTGGTTATGCTAATACAGAATTTAAAGAAGCACGACAATGGGAAATAATAGAAGAAATAGCAAGAGAATGTAATTGTAGCAAAATTAGTTTTGAATCTTGGAGAAAAGGTTGGTGTAAAAAAGCTATGAAATTAGGATTTTCTCCTAGAACTTATATAAAGGAATTATCATGAGTGGTGGTGGAACGACAACACAAATACAGGAGTTAAATCCAACTCAGTTACCATTTGTTGAATATGGTTTAGGTGAAGCACAAAGGCTTTACGACTCAGCGACTCCAACATATTTTCCTGCACAAACTTATGTCAGTCCTAGTCAGCAGACGCAATCTGCTATGACTGCGGCACAAAACAGAGCAATTACAGGAAACCCTTTAGTACCTGCGGCACAAGACGAATATCTGAATACAATTCAAGGTGATTATCTTGGAGCAACTAATCCGTATTTTCAACAAAGGTTTCAAACAGCGGCAGATGCCGCATCACAACAATACTTTGATAATGTAAATAGGATTAATTCACAAACAAGTATGGCAGGCAGATATGGCTCTGGAGCGGCAGATCAACTACAAGATAGAGCCATGTCGCAATTTGGACAAAACCTTACAAATACAGCAGGGCAATTAGCTTTTGATAACTATGCCACAGAAAGGCAAAATCAACTGCAAACAGCACAACAAGCACCTGCTATGGCGGCAACTGATTATAACGATATAAACCAGTTGTTAAATCTAGGACAAATGGCAGAGGGTTATCAGGGTCAGGCGTTACAAGATGCAATAAATAGATTTGATTTTCAACAGAATATACCCCAACAAAACTTGCAAAACTTTTTAAGTGCGGCATACGGAGCACCATTAGGGGGACAAACGACTACGCAAGTTCCTAGTGGGGGTTTACTAGGTGCTTTAAGCGGTGCGTCAATGGGAGCAGGGTTAGGACAAGCATTTGGGTTATCTAATCCTTATACAGGAGCATTGACGGCTTTAGGTGCATTGGCAAGTATGTAAATATTAAGGATACGTTATGAGTGGATCAGGATTACCTCCATTATTTAAAACAACACCAAAAACAGGTGTGCCAACTGGTAACATTGGAATGACTATGCCTACTACGTCTAGGTTAGATCAAGCCTTGTTGCAAAAAGGTAGTTATGGTGATGCAGGTAA